GCCGCACCCGCAATGCCCGGCCACGATTGAAGGGCCGCCGCCAGGCCGCTGCGTCCTCTACGTCTCGCACTCCTGCGACCACGACTTCGAGCCGGTCGCATGACCGGCCCCGTGCCCATCAAGGTCCGCCCCGAGCCCCCCGAGGTCGCGGTCATGCGCCGCCAGGTCGAGGGGCTCGTCGGCCAGGCGCAGGCGCACCGCATCACCGACGACCTGACCCGCGGCACCGCGGCCGACATCCGCGGCGCCCTGAAGAAGGCGGAGCGCGTCCTCGACGACTCCCGCACGGCGCTCGTCGGCCCGCTGAATGATCACGTGCGTTTCATCAATGCGCTCTTCAAGCCGCTGACGGAGGACCTCCTGGCGGCGGTGCGCGCCATCGACAGCGAGATCCTCCGCGATCGGCGCGAGCGGGAGGCGGCGGTCTACGCGGAGGCGCGCCGTCTCGAAGCCGAGGCGGCGCTGAAGCAGAAGGAGCTGGAGGAGGCGCAGGCGGCCGCGGCCGAAGAAGCCCGCAAGACGGCCGAGGCCGCGGCGAAGCTCGCCGGGATGAAGGAGGACGAAGCCGCCGAGCTCGGGCAGCTGTTCGCGGACGACATGAAGGCCGAGCCGCTGCCGCCGGTCATGCATGTCGCTGCCCCGCCGTCGCCGGCACGCACCGTGGTCTCGGAATCCGGCGCGAGGACAGTCACGAAGCGGATCTGGGACTTCGAGATCCTCGACATCGCCGCGCTCGCGAAGTCGTACCCGCAGACCGTCGAGGTGCGCCGCGCTGAGGTGCTGTCGATCATCCGCTGCCTCGACCAGGCCGGGACGAGCGAGGGACGGCTGGCGACGGCGATCCCTGGCGTGCGGGCGTTCCGGCGCGATGTGGTGGCGGGATGACCGAGCCGAGCAAGCCGCAGAGGACGTGCACCTGGACTCAGGAGGATGACGGAGAGTGGACTACGGAGTGTGGCGATGCGTGCGATCTGGATGGCGATACACCTAAGGATAACGGGATGAAGTTCTGTGGCTACTGCGGGCGCCAGATCGAGGTGGAGATGCCATGAGCGATGACAAGCCGCAGAGGACGCCGGGGCCGTGGAGGAATGGAGAATTCGCCGTAGCCCACGTCAGCGATAGTAGGGGACGCAGCATCGCCAACTGCGCGGGCTATACGAATAACTATGACCCGCATGTGAATGACGAGAACGCCGCCAACGCCGCCTTCATCGTCGAAGCCTGCAACGCCCACGACGCGCTCGTCAGGGAGCGGGATGGGCTGAGGGAGGCGCTTCAGGACATACTCGTCGATCCTGATGACGGCGGTCCAACGTGGAAAGCTGCGTGTCGCAAGGCCAAGGCCGCCCTCGCCGCGGCAGAGGGGGAGCCCCCAGCGTCGGATGACGTTGCCCTACGGAGCAAAATCAAGCGAAAAGTCCGAGCCGCAATCGAAGCCGCGATCGTCGCGGGCGAGCGGGAGAAGTGAAGACCAGCCGCTGCCGCGAGTCCACCTGTAAGGCCGAGTTCGTGTGGCTCGTCTCTGCGAAGGACGCATCGAAGCACGTTCCGGTGGATCTCGACAGCCTCAACGACGACGACATCGATGCGCTCGAACGACGCGAGGAGGTCACCTTCTCGTCCGAGTCCGGCCACGTGTCCCACTTCACGACCTGCAAGGCCCCGCGTCAGTTCTCCAAGAAGTGACCCCGAGCGATGACGTGGGTGCGCATCGATGACGGGTTCGCCGACCACCCGAAGCTCCTGGCCGTGGGTCTGGCGGGGGTCGTCCTCCAGCTCCGCGCCCTGTGCTACTGCAGCCGGAACCTCACCGACGGTTTCGTCCCCGATTCGGCCCTTCCGATCCTGCTCCACGACATCAGACAAAAAGAGATCGTTTCTCGGATGATTTCCGCGCGGCTTTGGGAGCGCTCTGAGGGGGGCTATGCGTTACACGACTACCTGAAGTATCAACAGCGCAGGAAGGACGTGCTGGCCGGAAGGCGCCGCGCAGCGCGGCGTGTGGCGAAATGGAGGGCCTCAAAGCGTAACGCACATGTAACGCCGTTACATTCCGATACGTACGCTGTAAGTAACGCCTCCCCCCATCCCCATCCCCATCCCAGTAGTACTACTACTACAAAAGCAAGATCTACTACCCCCAAACCCCCTTCGGCTTCGCCTCCGGGATTCGCGGACTTCTGGACCGCCTACCCGAAACGGAAAGCGAAGGCGGACGCCGAGAAGGCGTGGAGGTCCCTGAACCCCGACGATGCCCTGAGAGCGACGATTCTGGCGGCCGTGGCCGTCCAGTCGAAAAATCCGGAATGGCGCAAGGGCGACCCGCCGGGGCAGTTCGTACCCCTGCCGGCGACATGGCTCCGTGGACGCAGGTGGCAGGACGAGGCAGGCCCGACGAAGCAGGCGTGGGAGACGCCGCAGGAGCGCGCCGCGAAGGGCGACTTCTCCGGCCTGGCGTCGTTTTTCCGGGAGGACCAGAAGTGACCCGCGAGGAGTTCGACGGCGCGATCGGTTTCCTCGAGGGGGCCTTCCGCACCAGCCTGACCGACAACGAGCGCGGCGCGTATTGGCTCCTGTGGTCGCGCTTTCCGCTGGGGATCGTGATGCCGATGGCGGTCGCGTTCACGCAGGACCGGGAGCGGTCTAAGTACGGCTTCCCGCGGCCGGCCGATCTCATCCCGACGCCGGAGGAGCTGACCGGGCTGCACATGCGGCGGCTGCTCGACGGGGACGAGCATGGCGCGGAGGAGGTTCGGGCGCTGCTCGAGCCGGAGCACCAGGCGCGGAGGCTGCTGCGGTGAGGCGGCTGCCGCTCAGGAACGCCAATCACGCCTGCCAATGCCGGGAGTGCATGAAGCGTCGCGCCCAGCGCGCTGCGGAGATTCGCAGGGTTCGCGAGGAGCGGGCCCTGAACGCGCTCTGCCAGGAATGCGGCAAGCGAGAGCCGGCGCCCGGCCGCCATCGCAGGTGCGCGGTGTGCACCGAGACCAGGCGCGCGTGCCGGGCCAGATGGCGGCTCAGGAAGACGCAAGCAGGCCTCTGCTACTCCTGCGGCATTCGGAAGCCGGCACCCGGGAAGAACGCCTGCGATACGTGCCTCGACCGATTCAAGGCAACGAGCGCCAGGCGGACCGTAGTGCGCCGGCTCGTGAAGCAGCGGGAACGGCGGTGAGCTATCAGGCCGAGCGAACCTTCGGCTGCAGGGAGTGTCTCGACACGCTCTACGTCGTGGGCCCGGCGCCAATCTCGATCAAGGCGAGGCAGTACGGCGTCAGCGAATACGAATGGGACCAGCGGGGCTATAAGGCCGCGCGGCCGTGCCTCGGCTGCGACGCAGGCCTCAGGATCCACGCCGGTCTGTGGCGCCGGTACATCGTCGAGCACGGTGGCGAGAAAAAGAAACCCGATCCGGTGCGCGCGCTGGAGTTCGTCGCGGCGATGAACCGGCTCGGAGACGTAGGCCAGCGCATCAAGGATTTCTACCAGCAGGGCGAGAAGTGAATCGCGACAGCGAGGAGACGGTCCCGATGAGAAGAGCACCGCAGCAAGCGCCCGACGATCAACGCCTGGCGCGGATTGAGAGCAGCTTCGAGCCCTTCGTCCGCCTGGAGAATATCCGCGAATCCCCGCTCAACCCGCGCAAGGTCTTCCGTGACATGGAGCTCCTGACCGAGAGCGTGCGCGAGAAGGGCGTCATCACGCCGCTGCTCCTGCGCACCACCGGCGAAGTCGATCAGCCGTTCGAGATCGCCGCCGGCCACCGGCGCCACCGCGCCGCCGTCGCCGCCGGCGTCACGGCCGTGCCCGCGGTGATCCGCGACATGTCCGACGCGGAGTTCCTCGAGCTGCTGATCACCGAGAACAACCAGCGCGTCGACGTGCACGCGCTCGAGGAGGCCTCGGGCTACCAGGCGCTGTTGAAGATCCGCGGCTACGACGTCGGGAAGATCGCGGCGAAGGTCGGCCGTTCCCCGAAGTACGTCTACGACCGGCTGAAGCTGCTCGAGCTCATCCCGGCGGCGGAGAAGCTGTTCCTCGAGGACCGCTTCACGGCGGGGCACGCGATCCTGCTGGCGCGGCTGAAGCCGGAGGACCAGAAGCGGGCCATCGCCGTCGACCGCAGCGATTCCGGGTGGGGCGGCGGCCGGCGAAATCTATTCGTCAGCGCCGGTAGCCTCCCCTGGGACGATGACGACTTCGAGAAGCGCGCGAAGAAAGACCCCTACCTCCGCGTCAAGCCCGTCAGCGTGCGCGAGTTCGAAGCCTGGATCGAGGACAACGTCAAGTTCGACCGCGCCCTGGCTGACCCGATGCTCTTCCCCGAGACGGCCGAGCTGCTCGAGCAGGCCGAACTGGAGAAGCTCAAGGTCATCCCGGTCACTCGCTCGTATGGCGCCGGCGCCGAGGTGCGCCAGATCGCGAAAGGCGAGCGCATCTACGGGGAGCAGGCGTGGAAGCGGGCCGACGGGAAGGAAGGGTCGAAGGCCTGCTCGAGCACGAAGGTCGGCCTGGTCGCCTGCGGCCAGGGCCAGGGCGAGGCGTTCCGCGTCTGCATCGACAAGGAGAAGTGCGGGATCCACTGGGGCGCGTGGCAGAAGGAGCGCAAGAAGAGCCGGAAGGCGTCCGGAGACGGCGAATCTCTGACTGCGCTGCGGGAGAGAAACACCGAGGCGATGCGGAAGGCCGAGGCCGAGCGGGCGCGCGTCGACAAGGCGCTGCCGGATGTCCTGCATGCGATCGCCGCGGCCGTGAAGAAAGTGCCGACGGGATCCAGCTCGCAGCTCGGGAAGATCGTCCTCGAGCGGGTGACCGGCTGGCGTGGCTTCCATGCGCCGTCGTATCTGGCCAAGCGCGGCGTCGACCCCTCGAAAGTCATGCCGCCCGGGCAGACGGCGCAGGACCTGGTCCGGCACATCGCGTTCTGGGCCATTGTCCAGGACTTCGTCGACGACATCGTCGCCGTCCCGGAGCTGGTGAAGCGCGCCCACGCCTTCGGCGTCGACGCCAAGAAGATCCTCGACGAGGTCGCGCCCGTCGAGAAGCCGAAAAGTGCAGACGCGGTGAAACCAACCCGCGGCACCTGCCGGAAGTGCGGCTGCACCGAGGAGAAGGCCTGCGTCGGCGGCTGCGGGTGGATCGATAAGTCCGAGAGCAGATGTTCGACGTGTTTCAAACCGAGTGTGAAGAGCGGCGGGAAAAAGAAGGGGCGCACATGAAGAGCGAGGAGGATCCGATGTCCAAGAACGGCAAGGACGAGCACGGCTTCGAGACCATCGCCGGGAAGAGCCCCAAGGGCAGCGGCAAGCGCGCGAAACCGGTACGCGCCGCCGATCAGCATCTCCCCGGCTTGGAGCCGGTCATGGTGCCAGCCGTGCACAAGGCGATCGAGAACTACGTCACGGCGCGCGACGAGCGGATGAAGCTGACGAAGATCGAGGTCGAGACCAAGGCCGCGCTCATGCAGGCGATGAAGAAAGCCGAGCTCACGAGCTACAACGTCGATGGCCACCTCGCCGACCTGCAAATCGACGAGCAGGTGAAGGCGCGGCTGGTGGACGACGGAGAAGAAGCCGAGGCGTGAAAGCCCGCCTCACCATCCCGCTCAAGGCTCCCGGCAAGAACGATCTGCGCCCGGATCCGATGGTCACCCGCTTCAAGAGCGGGAAGGCGATCCCGAGTGCGTATCTGAGGCTGCAGGGGCTCGAAGCGAAGTGGCGCAGGGCGCTCCCGGAGCCGACTGCCGAACAGCGGGCCCGCGGGAAAAGAACCCTCCAGTTCGTCCGGCTCATGACCGCGCGCGAGAAGCGCATGGACCGGTGGAACCTCGAGGGCGGCCTGAACCTGGTCGTCGTGGACATGCTGGTCAAGCTCGGCTGGCTCGTCGACGACGCGGAGAACGCGGTCGAGATGCTGCCGGCGATCCAGCGGCGCGCGGCGGCGGGAGAAGAGGCACCGGCGACGTGGATCGAGATCGAGGACCTACCAGGAGCGGCGCTCGTGGCGGCGCAGTTGCCGGCGATCTGAATGCGTGCAGCGCTCGCAGCCCCGCGACCTCGCTATCGCAGCGATCACTCCGATGGACTCCCCACCGGCGGTTCTTATCGGATGCTCGTTCCCGGCAGCTTCGCGAAGTGCGGACCGTGCGGCACCACGCTGCGCACTGTGCTCGACTGGCAGCTCCATCGATGCCATCCGATGATGAAGAGCAGGCGTGCTGCTCGGGACCACGAGAGCTTCTACGCGGCGCGATTGTCCGAGACCGCGCTATTCTCTGGCTGGTGACCCCGTGCCCTGGCTCAGCCCCCACCCCTGTCGATACCCAGGCTGCGGCACTCTCGTTCGCGGCAGCGGGCCATGCGCCGTGCACCGGTCGGTGCTACGGCAGAGACAGGACCAGGCGCGCCCGGCCGCCAGCCGTCGCGGGTATGACCAGGACTGGCGCCGCCGGCGCGCCGTTTACCTCGCGGACCATCCGGGCTGCAGGCGGTGCGGTGACCCGGCCACCGTGGTCGACCACGTCATTCCGCTCCGCGATGGAGGACCTGACGACGAGTCGAACTGGCAGCCGCTGTGCGCACCCTGCCACAGCGGCCCGAAGCAACGACAGGATCGAAAGGGGCGTGCCCTTCGCGCTGGCATGGCCCATGGGGGATAGGGGGATCGAATCTCTGGGGGTTGGCCTTTGGACCGGCCGGGCGGGCTCGCGCGCGCGGCCGCAGGTTCGCGGGTGCCCGGGTTGGGGCCGTGGCCGGGTCGGCCTGGTGCGGTCCGGGGCCTTCGGATGAGGCCAGGCCCGCCACCGAAGCCTCCCGAGCTCAAGCTGCTCCACGGGAACAAGGGCCACCGCCCCATCAATACGCCCAAGGTCCTGCCGCTCCCGGGCGCCGAGTGTCCGGACTTCCTGAGCGCGGAGGCGAAACGGGAGTGGGCGCGCCTGTATCCGGAGCTGATGCGGCTCGGCCTGCTGAAGCAGATCGACCGTGCGGCACTCTCGGCGCTGTGCGAGGCCTGGGCGAACTACAAGGCGGCGACGGAGATGATCGGGAAGGAGGGCATCGTCGCGATGGGCGGCAACGGGACGATGGTCCAGCACCCTGCGGTCATCGTGCAGAAGGGAATGATGGAGAAGATCCAGCGGCTCGCGGCCGAGTTCGGCATGACGCCCTCGGCACGCGGCCGCGTCCACATCGGCGGCGCCGGCGAGGACCAGGAAAGTGACGAAGAGAAGTTCTTCCGGCCGCGGTCGATCGAGCCGCCACCGCCGCGGCGCCCGTCGCGCGCCCGCAAGCCGCGAGACTGATCCCGAGGACCTCTACTACTTCGATCAGATCGCCGCGGACCGGGTGTGCGAGTTCTTTCCGCTCTTTCTCCGGCACACGAAAGGGGAATGGGCCGGCCGCCCCTTCGATCTCGAGCCCTGGCAGCGGCAGCTCCTGCGCCAGGCCTTCGGTTGGAAGCGGCGCGCCGACAGGCTGCGCCGGTATGACACCGTCTTCGCCTACCTCGCGCGCAAGAACGGCAAGTCGCAGCTCGCCGCCGGCGTCGCCTGCTATCTTCTCTTCGCCGATGAGGAGCCGGGGGCGGAGGTCTACAGCCTGGCGGCCGACCGATCGCAGGCGGCGATCGTCTTCGACGAGGCGGCGCGGATGGTGCGCGCCAGCCCCTATCTCCAGCGTCGCTGCACGGTCTGGCGCCGGGAGATCTACGCCACCAACACGCTGAGCAAGTACCAGGTCCTCAGCGCCGATGTGCGCGCCAAGCACGGGCTGAACCCGCACGGCATTATTTTCGACGAGCTGCACGTCCAGGACGACCGCGATCTGTGGGACACGATGCGCACCGGCCGCGGCGCGCGCCGGCAGTCGATGACCTTCGCTCTCACGACGGCCGGCTTCAACAAGAAGAGCCTGTGCGGGGAGATCTACGAGAAGGCGAAGTCGATCCTGCGCGGCACGGTGCGCGAAGACAGCTTCCTGCCGGTGCTCTATGAGGTGGGCGAGAAGGAGGACTGGGAAGATCCCGAGAACTGGAGGAAGGCGAACCCGAACCTAGGCGTCTCGGTGAAGATGGAGAACCTAGTCGCGGAGTACCGCGAGGCGAAACAGTCGCCCGGCTTCCAGAACAGCTTCCGCCGCCTGCACTGCAACCAGTGGGTCCGTCAGGAATACCGCTGGATCGACCTGAAGAAGTGGCGCCGCTGCGATGGCGCCGTCCCATGGCCGCAGCTCCGCGAGCAGCTCGTCGGTCGCCCCTGCTTCGCCGGGCTCGACCTGTCGACGGTAACCGACCTCTCCGCCCTGGTGCTGGTCTTCGACTCAAGCATCGGCGCCGGCGATCCGGGCTACCCGACCGAGGAGGACCTCGAGGCGGACCCCGACCTGGCGAAGATTCCCGGCTTCGAATTCGGCGACCCGATCCCCTCCTACGACGTCCTGCCGTTCTTCTGGTGCCCGGCAGAGGGGATAAACGTGCGCTCCAAGAGGGACCAGGTTTCGTATGATGTCTGGCGTGACGAGGGGGCCCTCTACGCGACCGAGGGGGACGCGGTCGACCATGGCGCCATCCGCAAGTTCATCCAGGACCTCGGTCGAGACTTCCTCATCCAGGAGATCGCTGTCGATGCCTGGAACGCGCACAAGCTCATCACCGAGCTCGCCGAACAGGACGGGTTCACCGTGGCGCGCGTGAGCCAGGGATTCGGATCAATGACGGCGCCCACCAAGGAGCTCGACGCGCTCTATCGCCGCCGGCAGATCCGGCACGGCGGCCACCCGGTGCTCGCCTGGAACGCCGACAACGTCGCCCTCGACAAGGATCCCTACGACAACTGGAAGCCCTCCAAGAAGAAGAGCCGCGAACGCATCGATGGGATGGTCGCGCTGGTCATGGCACTGGGCCGCGCCCTGCTCAGCACCGGAAGGATTGAGGATGCCCGCATCGAAACCCTCGGCGGCTGAACTCTCCTCCGGCGTCGCTGTTTCCTGGAAGGACCTGGTGATCGGCGTCGGCCTGATTGCGCTGCTCGCAGGCGCCTGGATGCTGCACCCGGGGCTGGGACTGATGGTCTCCGGAGGCACGGTCATCCTGATCGGCGCGCGCGGCCTGCCGGCGGGCGACTGAGAATGGGCCTGCTCGCCCGCACCTTCTCTCTGCGCGCCCTGAGCGATCCCGCCAAGCCGATCACCGGTGCCGCAGTGCTCGAGGCGATCGGCGGCGGGCCCTCGCGCGCCGGAATCTCCGTCACCCAGGAGAGCGCCTCTCGCCTCACCGCCTTCTGGTGCGGCGCCACCATCCTCGGCGAGACGCTCGGGTCCGTGCCGCTCCACCTGCGGCAGCGGCAGGGGCGAAACAGCCGCAAGGCGACCGAGCACCCGCTCTATCCGCTCCTGCACGACGCGCCGAACCCGGAGATGTCCTCCTTCTTCGTGCGCGAGTGCATGCAGGTGCAGCTCATCTATCACGGCAACGGCTACGCGGTGATCCGCCGCAACGGCGCTGGCGCTGTCCGGGAGCTGTGGCCGCTGATCAGCCAGCGCATCGAGCCCCGCCGCGCGGCGACCGGAGCTCTCGTCTACGACATCATCATGAACGACGGGTCGCTGGAGACCTGGTCCGCCGAGGACGTCCTGCACATCCCCGGCAAGAGCTTCGACGGCGTCAAGGGGAAGTCGGTCATCCGCGCCGCGGCCGACGCCCTCGGCACCGGTCTCGCGGTGCAGGAGTACGGCGCCACCTTTTTCAAGCACGGCGCCCGGGCGCCCGGCGTCGTCAAGACGCAGCTGCCGAAGCTGGACCCGGAGACCAAGAAGAACCTCCAGGAGACCTGGCTCTCCGGCCGCACCGACAACTGGCACCAGGTCGCCTTCCTGCCCAAGAACATGGAATACCAGCAGGTGGGGATCAACCCTGACGAGGCGCAGTGGCTGGAATCGAAGAAGTTCACCGTCACCGAGATCGCCCGCATCCTCAACATTCCGCCGCACCTTCTGAAGGACCTCGAGCGCGCCACCTTCGCGAACATCGAGCACCAGGGGATCGAATTCGTGACCTACACCATGCGGCCGATCTACGTCCGCTGGGAGCAGGAGCTCGATCGCAAGCTGCTGACGGCCGACGAGCGCGCCTCGGGCTACTACTTCGCCTTCAACATGGAGGGCCTGCTCCGCGGGGACTCGGCGGCGCGCAGCGCCTTCTATGCGGGGGGGCGGCAGTGGGGGATCCTGTCGGCGAACGACTGCCGCGAGCTGGAGGACCTCCCGACGCTGGGGGACAAGGGGGACATCTACCTGACCCCGATCAACATGGTGAACGCCGAGGACCTCCTGGCCGGGGGCGGCGCGCCGAAGCCGCCAGCAGGAACGCCGCCTGCGCCGCCGGCCCCCGCACCGGCACCGGCGCCAGCGCCCCAGGGTGGCGCGGCGCGCGGCGCGCCGGCGAAAGACACGCGCGGCCTGAGACTCCGCCAGCGGATCCGTAAATCGCAGGTGCCTATCCTCGAGGACCGCGCCTCCCAGATCGTCAACCGCGAGATCGGCGCGGTCGAGAAGATGCTGAAGGCCTCCCGGTCGGCGCGGGAACGCCGTGCGCTCGCCTCGCTACGCCGCGACATCAACGGCTTCTATGATGAGCACTCGACCTGGGCTGGGCAGAAGATGCGTCCGACGCTGCACGCTTACGGCGACCTCGTCGCCGGCGCCATGGCCGATGAGCTGAGCGCCGATGCCGGCGACAGCATGCCTCCCGAGCTCGCCAAGTTCACCGATGAGTACGCGAAGCGCTTCGGGGTGCGGGAGGCCTCTGGTGGGCGGCTGCAGCTGCTGGCCCTCCTCGACGAGTTCGAGGCGGAAGGCGACGATGCTGCGCTCGAGGCGGTGCAGCAGCGGCTCAATGAGTGGGGCGACAAGCGCGCAGGAAAGATCGGGCTCAACGAGTCAGTCCAGTACATGTCCGCCGCGGCGAAGACCCTTTACGTGGCCGCCGGCATCACCGTGCTGCGCTGGGTCGCCAACGCCGGCGCCTGCGATTTCTGCCAGAGCATGGACGGACGCGTCGCCGGCGTCGAGGAGAACTTCGTGAACGCTGGCTCGGGCGTCGATGGCGGTGACGGCCAGGCGCCGATGCACCCTTCAGACAACATCGGACATCCGCCGCTCCACTCGAGCTGCCAATGCGACGTGATGGCGGACTGACAGAAGAGGCCCGGGCCACGCGCCAGGCCAGGAATGCGACCCTGGATACCATCTTCGACCGAGGGCACGTGGCCGCCACCTGCGGGGCCTGCGACGCGGTCGGCGAGTTTGTCCTCGAGGATGAGGCTGAGGCCTGGCTCCTGGTCTTCCATCCACGCGATTGCCCGGGGCGCGCGGTGCACTGAGGGGTCGGGCTCCGAGACGTCGGGGCGGTGCCATACTGAATTCCGGGGAAGGAGACGGCCGATGCTGAAAGAGATCGAAAAGCGGTTCTTCCCGCGCATGGAGCTGAAGCTCGAGGAGCGCGCCGACCAGCCGCCGCAGCTCGCCGGATACATCGCCGTCTTCAACCAGCCGATCGACATGTATGGCTGGAGCGAGCAGATCGCGCCTGGGGCCTTCGCCGACACCATCAGCAAGGACGACATCCGTGCCCTGTGGAATCACGAGAACGACCTGGTGCTGGGGCGGAACGTGGCAGGCACGCTCGAGCTCAGCGAGGACGACACGGGTCTCGCCTTCCGGAACACGCCCCCTGACACGACTTGGGTCCGCGATCGGCTCATCAGCCTGCGCCGCAAGGACGTCACCGGATCGAGTTTCGGCTTCTACACCGACGTCGAGGAGTGGGCGACCCTAGACGACGGGACCAAGCTCCGCACCCTGAAGCGCGTGACCCTCGTCGAGGTGAGCCCGGGAGTCACCTTCCCGGCCTACCCGCAGACGAGCACTGAGGTCGCCCGCCGCTCGATGGAGGCCTGGCTGAAGGAGGCCGGCCGGTCCCGAGACGCCGAGCTTGTGGTACAAACCGACCTGACCGAGCGCCATCTTCGACTGAGGCAGATGTCGCTGCGGTAGTTCGAAACGTCAACCACCCACGGCCGCGCTGTGCGGGTCGCCGCGGGCCACCTACCGGGGCGGAGTTCCCGGCAAGGCGCCAGCAGCAAGGTCGGGGCGTGACGCCTCCCGTCGGGGCGGAGATTCCCGGCGAGCGCCACTTATCGCTCGCTGGAGGATTCCGCCCATGCTCACCCGCACCGAGATCACCACCAAGCGCCGCGACAACCAGTCCACCTGGGGCAAGATGGACGCCCTCCTCACGAAGGCGAAGGGAGAGAAGCGCTCCCTGAACGCCGACGAGCAGGCGGAGTGGAAGAAGCTCGACGACGAGTTCGAAGCCCGCGGGAAGGAGATCGATGCCGGCGAAGCCGAGCTCGACCGCGAGCAGCGCCACAAGGACCGCCAGGCCGACCTCGCCAAGCTCGATGGCCGCCGCGCCGGCCGCGACGGTGGCGAGTTCCGCGGCGACGGGAAGCACGACCCGACCGCCGAGGAACGCGCCTTCGAGAAGAAGCTGTTCCGCTCCTGGGCGGCGCTCCACCCGAGCGAGTGGGACGACGAGATCCGCGAGGGCATCACCAAGCGCCGCGCGGCCCTCCCGAAGGAAGCCCGCGCCCTCTCCCAGATCACCGGGGCCTCGGGCGCCTTCACCATCGCCCAGAGCTTCATGCCCGAGCTCGAGCGGGCGATGAAGTCCTACAGCGGCATCCTCCAGGGGTGCCGCGTCCTGCAGACCGGCGATGGATCGGACCTGCCATGGCCGAAGGTGAATGACACCGGCAACACGGGGGCGCTCCTGACCGAGAACAGCGCCGCGGCCACGAACGTCGACCCGGCGTTCACCCAGACGATCCTGAAGAGCTACGTCTTCACGTCGAACATCGTCCTGGTGCCGGTGCCGCTGCTCCAGGACGAGGACATCGACATCGAGGCGTTCCTCTTCGACGCCCTGGCGGAGCGCATCGGTCGCGCCTTCAACACCTACGGCACGACCGGGACGGGCACCTCGCAGCCGCGCGGTCTCATCACGGCGCTCGCGGCCGACACCACCCCGTTCACCTTCGCGGGGGCGTCGGCCATCACCTACGCGGACCTGGTCAACCTGTTCCACAAGGTCGACCCGGCCTACCGCACGGCGCGTGGAGTCGGCTGGATGTTCCACGACAACATCCTGTCCGCCATCAAGCAGATCATGGACTCCAACGGCCGGCCGCTCTTCATGCCGGCCGGAGACGCTCCCGGCTCGGTGGCCAACATCATGGGCTACCCCTACTTCATCAATCAGGACATGGCGTCGACCATCGCCACCACGAACCGGACGGTGGTGTTCGGTGCCCTCCAGAAGTACATCGTCCGCCGCGCCGGCCCGAGCATCATGATGCGGCTGGCGGAGCGGTACGCCGATGCCTTCCAGGTCGGCTTCGTCGCCTTCCAGCGGCTCGAAGGCCAGCTGGTGCAGGCGACCTCCGGCGCCGCCAACCTCGCGGTCGCGCTCGGCAAGCAGGCGTAAGACCAGCTCTCTCCCGGGCGGCGCGCCGCGAGGAAGGGCGCGCCCGCCCGGGACCTTTCAAGGAGGTCCTCTTGATCATCAAGCTGAAGCACGGCCTCGCCGGCGATTTCGTCTCCTTCCTTCCACGCCAGGTCATCAAGGTCTCGGAGGAAACCGGCAAGCGCTTCGTCGAGCGCGGCATGGCTGAGGAGATGCCCAAGGGGACAGCCACCGACGGCGAGCTGAAGGACGAACATCCCGATCCGGAGGTCCAGGCGGCCGGGGAGAAACAGAAGGCGGAGGACGAGAAGATGGAGAAGCGCAGAGCCGCAGAAAAGGCGGTCGCTCCCGAACACGAGACGCCGGAGACGACGCGCGCGGCCGCGGCCGAGAGCTCCATCTGCCACGGCCAGACCACCCAAGGGAACGCCTGCGCCCGCAAAGCGAAGGCGGGCTCGGCGTATTGCGACAAGCACGGCGGCTGAGGGTCGGGAGAGGACTGAGGCATGGCGTCGGGTTCGTACCGCACCCAGATGGGGATGTCCCTGAGCCTGTTTCATCCGGTCAGGGACGTCAACGGCGTCTTCGTCGCCGGGCAGGCCGCGAGCCTGGCGAAGGACCTGCTGGGTCCGGACCGGCTCGCGGCGCCTACCGAGCTCGCAGCGGTCTCGCTCTCCGATTACGCCACCGGCTGGGTCCGGGCGACCGCGGCGCTTTTCAGGCTCGGCGAGTACACGCTCTCCCTGACCAACCCCGTCGGCACCGACGGACGCACCGAGGAATATTCGATCGTCGTAAGCGCCGGGGTGTCGGGCGGCGCGAACCTGCTCACATCGCTCGACCGGGTGAGGACGCGTCTACAGCTCACGGCCGGGGGCGACAACCATCCGATTCAGCCCGGGGAACCGCACCCGTTCGACGACCTCATCAACCTGCTCATCTCCGAGGTCTCGGACGAGTACGAAAGGAACCTCGGCCGCCAGTTCGCCGAGGCGACCTACACGCTCTACCTCGACGGCACGGGGCGGCCGAGCCTGGTCCTCCCGGTCGGGCCGCTCGTCTCGGTCACCTCGCTCGAGAGCGTGCTCTATGGTGACGACGGCGCCGGCGGCGTGACAGAGAGCCGCACGACCATCCCGCGCTTCTCCTATGTGCTCTCCGGCCTGCGCGCCTCGCCGCGCTTCAACGGGCTCGGCCGGATCGACCTTTCGGATCCCTACTGCGGCTACTTCACCAAGGGTGCCAAGAATTACAGGTGCATCTGTGTCGCCGGATTCGACGTGCTCCCGGAATCGATCGTCGGCCTGGCCACCGAGGACGTGGTGTTCCGCTTGATGACCCGCGACACGGCGCACCTGCTCTCCCGCTCCCTCGGTGACGGCTCGATCTCCTACCTGCGGCCGGCGCAGATGCGCGAAGAGCGGGACCAGCGCCTCTCCGCCTTCCTCCTGGACGCGGCCTGATGCTCGCCAGCCTCGAAGCGATCGGGATCCGGGAGGTAAGCGGCTTCTTCCAGGAGCTCGGCCATGACCTGAAGGACGGCCTTCGCGACCGGCTCCGCCAGGCGGCGGCGATCGTGCGTGATGAGGCGCGCGCGGAAGCGCCCAGCCGCCGGGTCCGGAGCGCGATGACCTTCTCGGTTGAGGTGGACTCCATCACCGATTACCTGGCACGCATCTACCCGCGCGGCAAGTGGGCCTTCCTGGCGCGCTTCCTCGAGCACGGCACCAAGCCTCACCCGATCGCGAATTTCCATGGCCACGAAGGAGAGGTCTGGCTGCATCCCGGCTCGCGGCCGCAGCCGTTCCTCCAGCCGACGACGGAGGCGACAGAAGACCGGGTCGTCGAGCTCGTCGGCATCCCGCCGGTGCTCCGGTGAAGGAGATCCACATGCGTCGATTCACCCTGCTCCGCCTGGCCGCAGTCGTGGCGGTCCTGGTCTTCCTCCTTCCGGCGCCGGCTAGTGCGCACACCTCGCTCGTCCTGAAGGCCTCGGGCGCCCAGACCACGGCCGGCAACGGCTCGGCGGTGGAGATCGGGTCCTTCCGGAGGGCCACGATCTATGTGAACGTGACCGCGGGCTCGGGGACGGTGAACCCGTTCCGCGTCTGGATCGAAGGCTCGCCCGATGGCACGAACTGGTACGAGCTGCCCTGCGATCTGATTCTGAAGGCGGGAACCGCCGCGCCGGGCGCGGGCGCGGTCAATCAGCGGGACATCGTCAACGAGGCGGCGCTCGTGACCTCGCAGAAGTACGTCGCCAACTGCGAGATCTTCACCTCCACGATTCGCGCCGCCTGGAACATCGCCGGCGCCACGCCGAGCGAGACCTTCGACATCACCATGGCGGGGAAATAGGGACTCGATGCCATCCGTTGCCCAGCAGGTCCGCGCCGCCCTCCTCGCCGAGATCCAGCAGGTCCCGGGGATCGGCGAGACCGGCTATGACCCGGAGCTGTGGGACAAGGTGACGCGCGTGCCTGGGGCGACGGTGGTGCTCGACACGGTAGAGAAGGAGCGCTCTCCGACGCGCTCGAAGTATGCCCTCGGGCGCTACATCGTGGCATGCACGCTCCGGGGGGAGAACCTGCAGGACCAGTTCGACACGCTCATGGCGGCGGTGGAGAACCAGATCGAGGACGACCCCAGCCTCGGAGGCCTCGCCATGGACGCATGGGTCGCGGGGTGCGGCCCCTTCGCCACATCGAGGGACATCGCGCTGAAGAGCTATATCCGGGGGATCGTCGTCATGGTGGAGTACCGGCACCCGCGGGCGGCCGCGTGAGGAGGGGCAGATGAAGCTGCGCTACGTGGGGCAGGGAACGGTCTCGATCGAGGGCGCCGGCGAGGTCGGCCATGGAGGAACGATCGAGGTTCCGGAAGCGGTCGGGGCGGCGCTCCTCGCAGAGCAGCCGCAGCACTTCGAGCAGGCGGACGCCCCTGGCGCCGCGGACAAGGGGGGTGACTGATGCCTGGCGGATTCGGACGGAACACCTTCGTCGGCTGGGACCTGGAGACCACCTGGGGCACGCCGGTCGCCGCTGCCAAGTACGCCGAGCTCGTCTCGGAGAACGTCGAGACGCTCCGGACGCGCGAGCCGCGCCAGGTCATCCGCAGCCTGCACGATGCCCGGGAGGCCAACCTCTACGACAAGCTCTTCGGGGTGAAGGGTCCCTTCGCCATCGAGCTGAACTACGGTGGGCTCCTTCGGCTCTTCGAGCACCTCTTCGGCGATTCGTCGGACGCGATCGTCGCGACGGAGCCGGGCGTCCGCTGGACGCACCTCTTCACGATCCAGAACACGATCGCTTCTGGCAAGGGGCTGTCGCTGCACATCAACCGGGACGTTGACAACGGCTCGACGCCGCAGCTGCGGGTCGCCGGCTACAAGATCAACTCGGCAAAGTTCACTCTCAAGCCGGACCAGAACGCGCAGGTCGAGTTCGACGGCGTGGGGAAGGACGCGAGCCTGATCGCCGCGGTCTCCCCGACCCTGCCAGGGACGAGCTTCTACGTCGCGGGGCACCAGCTCGCCGTGCTGTTCGACACGGTCGCCCGGCCGGTCGATTCGGTCGAGTTCACCTTCGACAACGGCCTCGACATCGAAAAGCGCGTCGTGGGTTCGAAGAACATCGCCGAGCCGATCCGCTCCGACAAGCAGATCGCGATCGAGGGCACGATCACGATGGATGCCATACAGGCGGACTGGTCGAAGCTCGACGCCGGGACGCTGTTCCGTCTGGACCTGAACCACACCGGCCCGACGCTCGGGGGCGGGACTTACCAGATGAACTTCGCCTTCCTGAAGTGCCTGGTGAACGGCAATCCGTTCGTGGTGAAGGGGGCGGGCGTGGTCAAGTCGGTGATCCCGTTCCGGGCGCTGCTCCCGGTCTCGGGCGAGCGCCTCAGCCTGACCGTCGTGAACGCCGAAGCCACGGTCGCCTGAGGCGCGGCCAGGGGGAGAAAGCCTGATGTCGGAGAAAAATGGAGGCGGGGCCGTCCGGGAGCAGCTGCTCGCGGCGCGCCGCCGGAAGATCGCCACGACCCTCGGCTTCGAGGTGCAGGTGCGGGCCCTGGGATACGCCGACCTGAGCGCGCTGATGGGGGTCCTCCTCGATGTCAGCACGCTGGGTGAGGAGGCGAAGAAGACCAGCGCCGAGGACCTAGTGAAGACGCCGAAGGGGGTCGCGGTGCTAGCGAGCGTCGAGAAGGTCCTGATCGCCGGCTGCGTCGAGCCGAAGCTCGGCTCGGACCCGGCCGCGGGGCCGGTCCCGGCGGACCTGCCGATCCCAGACCAGCTCGCCATCTTCACCGCCATCCTCGAGCTGTCCGGGTACTCGAAGGAGGCCGGGGCCGCGGTCCGCCCTTAGTCGCCGACCGGCAGTCGATGGAGATCCTCGATGCCATCGCCCGCCGGTACGGCGTCAGGCCCTCGGTGGTGGCGGGCGTCGAGGAGCCCTTTCCGGCCTTCTCGATCGACCTCCACGCGCACAACTGGGGCGTACAACGTGAGGAGATCTTGAGGGCGCAGGCGGAAGCGCGGAGACGTTGAGATGGGCGGCCAGACCGAACGCACCGTCAGCATCATCATCAAGGCGAAGGACGACGCCACCTCCGCGTTCGACAACATCGTCCGCTCGGTCACCTCGATCCAGGGCGTTGCCCTGCTGGCCGCGGCCGCGGTCGCCGGACTGGCTTACGCCTTCGCCAAGGTCACGGATGCGGCCGCGGAGCAGGAGATCGCCGACGTCAAGCTGGCCGCCGCGCTCCGCTCGGTTGGGGAGAACACTGCCGCCAACCGGCAGCACCTCAACACCTTCATCACCCAGCTCGAGGACCTGACCGGCGTCAGCGACGAAACGATCTCCTCGGCCGTCGGGCTCATCGCCCAGCTCGCGCGGCTGAGCGGCGCCCCGCTCGAGGATGCCACGCGCAACGCCCTCGACCTCTCGGCCGCGCTGGGGATCGACCTCGAACAGGCCGCAACGATGGTCGCCCGCGCTACCGAGGGCAATGTCCAGGCGCTCCGGCGCTACGGCATCGTCATCGATGAGACGCTCCCCAAGTCCCAGCAGGCTGCGGAAGCGGCTCGCCGGATCCATGAGCAGTTCGGCGGCATGGCCGAAGCGATGGGCGGGACCGTCCACGCCGCCTTCGTGCGCATCGCCAACGACTTCGACAACCTCGAGCAGGCCCTCGGCAAGGCGGTCATCGAGAACGAGACGTTCCGCGCCCTCCTCGAGATCATCTCCGACCTCCTGAAGCGCGCCACGGGCTTCGTCGCCGACCACAGCACGGCGATCCAGACCCTGACCACCTGGACGAGTCGCGCGGCGATTGCGGTCATTCGGTTCGGCGTCGAAAACGTCAACCAGCTGGCGCGCTCGATCCAATCCTGGACGACGCTGACGGAGCTCGTGCTCGGCTTCGCCCTGAAGGTCGAGACCGCCGGCCCCCTCTGGTTGAAGAAGGCTCTGGGCATCGACGAGGGGGACGTCCTCGGCATCGCCGAAAAGATCGGCAAGCTGGTGATGTTCCTCGAGCAGATCCGGGAGACCGCCCAGGCGGTCGGGGACTCGACCTCCGGCGCCCTCGACGACATCCAGAAGCGGCTCGAGGCGATCGGCAAGGGCGTGCACGACACCGCGGCCGGCCTGGGCAAGGGCGTGCCCCCGGCGACGGAGAAGCTCGGAGAGCTGGACCAGATCCTCAAGGACCTCGGCGCCGACACAATGCCGCAGCTCGCGGCGATGGCGACCGAAGTCGATCGCGCCCTGGTGCTCCTCTCTCAGAACCTGGCGGCCGGGAATCTCACACCGGAGCAGTACGACCACATCCTCGAGGTCATCACCCAGATCACCCAGAAGCTGCCGCAGTGGACGGACGACAGCAAGGCGGCGCTCATGCCGCTGATCGACATTCGCGACGTGCTGATGGAGATCAGCGACGTGCTCGACCAGCAGCTGCAGGAGAGCACGCTGCGCTTCTCGGACACCCTGATCGACGGGGCCTTCGGCGCGAAGATCGCCTGGGGCCAGTTCTTCAAGCAGATGCTGGCCGACCTGGCGAAGGCCATCGCCCGCGCCCTGATCATGAAGTTCATCTTCGAAGCGTTCTCTGGGGGGCTGGGGGGCAGCTTCGGTGATGCGCAGGCGGCAGCAGATGTGGGTGCAGGGGCTGACTTCGGGCTGGAATCCTCGACGGTCCTGGGGTCAATCAGGCCGGTGGCGGCCGTGTTCCCGACGGCTCAGTCCGCCTCGCCTGGGTTCGCAGCAGCAGCGTCCGCTGGCGTCAACACCCAGCCTGGGGCCGGACCGTCCGCGAGCGGCCTGATCCAGATGTTCAACCAGATCGTGCCCATCAGGAACCGGGAGGCCGAGCTGGCCGACCTCATTACGGGAATGAACGAGTTCGTCGAACGGAAGGGCTTCCGCCTGGTGGCGTCGCACGTGCTGGCGTGAGGCGCGAACTACTGGCTGGCGGCGGACCAGGTCGGAGAGGGCGACGAGGAGCCGGCGGCTCGTGCCCCGGAGGAGACCGCGATGCGACAGGCCTCTTCCGTGTCGAAAGTCAGCGGTCGCCAATCCCCTGCGAGTCGGTACTTCCTTCCGCCAGCCCTGAGCCTCGTCTCCCGATCGTCCTGTCCCAGGAGAGTGAGCGGCGCGCAGGCTTCGAAGGTCTCGCGGCAGTCGGGCTGGACGGATTCTACGGCTGCAGCAGTTCCAAGACCGGCGAGAGCCCAGAGTCCAAGGAACTCGCCACCTCCGCCCGAATAGCACAAGGGCTGGGGAAGGAAGGCGAGCTGGCCCTCGACCTTGATTCCATTGCGCATGTGCTCCTCTGCCGCGGCAAGCTTCCGTTCCCATTCTGGCGTCAGCGGCGCCACCGTCAGCGAGATGACCTTCGCGGTGTGTGCTCCCTGGACCTGAAGGTGCAGCTCCTGGCCGGCCACCGCCGACCGGAGCAGCTTCTGCGCGGCGATGGCGTCGCGCACCGGTCGCCCGTCGATGCTCAGGATCGTGTCTCCGGCGTGCAGCCTCCTGAAGGCCGGCGATACAGCCAGGACGGAGGCGACCTGGAGCACATGCGGGTTCCCCGGCGGGCTGGTGAACAGGGCGCCGATCAGCCCGGCGCGCGGCGGCAGGTCTATGCCCGGCGCTTCGGGGCCCGCCAGAGCGACCGCGGAGAAGGCGCACAGCATCAGGGCGATGAATGGGTGACGGGTCATTCGGGACGTCCTCCAGGCCCAGACGGGCGGCCTTTTCTCAACATCTACCCCTTCCAGACGGCCAGCGCAAGGGGAATTTCCCTCCTGGCGGCCGCGTGAGTGGGGACGCCCTGGCTCTGGACGCTCGATGACGGCCCCAGCGATCTGGCCGGGGGAGGGGGGCTCGGGGACCGCCGGCTGCTCTTCTACCCCGAGACCAGCGGGACAATCACGGTCACGATCCCGTTCGGCGGTTCGGGGACGATCTACTTCTGGTCGGCCGCGAACCAGCCAGGGGCGAGCGACTGGCCGGTGGGGCCCTATCAGGTGGAGCTCTACGTCACCGGGGCGAACGCCCACGTCAACGTCAAGCTCACGAGCATCACGCGCACCGACGGGTTCGGCACCGCAATCGAGTCGTACGCCTCAGCTGGAGCCGACCTGCCGTGCAGCCCCACCGGCCCGAAGGCTTGGAGCGGCACCACCCTCGCGCCGGCTATCCAGCCGACCGCTGGGGACCGTGTTCGCCTCGGCTTCACCTTCACGCATGATGGCTCCATCGGCTCGCGGGACGTCACCTTCGGGTTCGGCGACCCGACCCGCGACTTCATCCAGGTCCCGATCCTGATGGCGAACCCGCAGATCGTCTGGAACGGAAACACGCTGGCCTTCCCGGGGCCGCTCACCGGCTACGCCTGGCGATCGAGGGCTGATCGGTCGATGGACGTGAGCGCCGGACGTATCTCGGCGACGGGGCTTCGCAGCTCCTACGATGAGGTCCGCGTCCAGCTCGCCAACTTCGACGATGTGCAGTTCTACATGGACTCGCAGGCCTGGTGGTCCTGGGCGCGCCGGGGCAAGCAGTACGCCTTTGCCCTCGACTCGGCCGACGTGGTCGATCTGGCGCTCAGCGGGGCCGCGGCGGCGGGACAGAAGGACATCCCGCTGGCGGTCACCGCCGCGGTTGTGGTGGGGCGCCGCTATCGCCTGCGCGAGGCCGCCGGCGACGAGGAGGAGATCGTGCAGATCGCCTCCGTCACCACCAACGTCAAGGCGACGGCGCAGGTCAACCTGAAGTACGGCTACCTCACCGGAGACGTCTTCCGTTCTCTCGACTACTTCCCCAAGGTGGTCAGCGCTGACAGCGACAAGCCCTTCTCCCAGGGGTTCACCACGTATGCGCTCGATCATGTGATGACCGAGGACCGCGGCTGATGCCGTACTCGCCGAACGCCAACTGGAACGCCGCGACTGCTCTGGCGGCTCAGCAGCCGGTCTACTACATCGCGATCGAGGGGCTGACGGCGTACCACTTCTCGACGGCGCCGGTGCGCTCCGCCTCGGTGACCAAGAAGCCCTATCTGCACGTGCCGTCGGGGATCGGGCAGAAGGTCTCTCAGCTGCAGGGGCGCACGTCGCTGAACCTCTTCAACCTGCAGCTGACGAACCGGAACGGTGAGATCAACGACCTGTTCGCGACCGAAGCGGCGAGCCCGACGCTGGCCTCGCTAATCAACCGGCGCGTCACTTTGTACGCCGGCTATGCGGAGCTGTCCGAGGCGGATTACGCCCCCTGGGCCCAGGGCCGCATCAGGAGCATGCGGAACCTGGCGGAGGGAACGCTCTGGGAGTTCGCCATCACCGACCTGCGCCGCGCGCAGCTCGAGACCATCTGCATCAACGCCGACGCCCGCGGCTCGCAGGTCCAGCTCGCCTTCGCCGCCGACACGGCGGCCGGGGCCGGACTCATCGTCACGAACGGCGACCCTTCCGGCTGGAGCCAGGGGGACCGCATCTTCCTCGGCCCGAGCACCGATGCCGGGAATCCCGGCGCCGAGGAGAAGGTCACCGTTCAGCAGGTACGCAACGTCACCAACCAGGTCTTCATCGACCCGCCGCTGACCTTCAACTACAAAGCTGGCGATGCCATCCGCACGGCGAGCACTGTGCTCCAGGGGAGCCCGTACAATATCCTCCTGGCATTGCTCACGGGCGATTTCGCCAACGGCTCCTGGCCGCTCGACCTGGCGCTGGGGCTTCCCACCGGGCTTGGAATCGACCCCGCTGACATCGACGTCGCGAGCATCCAGAAGGAGCGGGACCGCAGCCGGGTCGGCTGGATCATGCGCTTCGACATCGCGCGGCCAACCGGAGGATCGTCTTTCATCGAGGCGAACATCTACCGGTGGCTCGGCTACCCGAGGATCCTGCTGAATGGCAAGATCTCCTTCCGCGCTTTCCGAGCCCCCTACTCGGACGACGTCATCACCGGCCTGGCGACACTGACGGAGGCCGACATCATCGACTGGGAGAGCGATCGCGACGTCGATTCTCACGTCAACCGCGTCGTCCTGGGCGTCGATACGGCGCTCGGTGGCGGCCAGCCGGCGCAGATCGTCACCTCCGAAGATACCGCCGACCAGGCGCTCACTGAGGAGCAGGCGGAAGAGCGCGAGGACTCGACCGGGTTCATCGGCGCGTCGGCGGGGATCCGGCACGCAGCATCGGCGGGCTCTGTGTTCCTACGCCGCTTTCTCGACGGGCCCTGGCAGGTGCGCCTGCATTGCCACCGGACCAAGCGTGCCCTCGAGGTCGGGGAGGACGTCCTCCTGACGCACTCCCGAATCCCGAACCCCGCGAGCGCAACTCCCGGGGTCTCGGCGCGGCGCATGGAGATCGTCGAACGGAATGAGGACCTCGCCGGCGGACGTGTCGAGCTGGTACTGCAGGACGCCAACTTCACCCGACCCTGGATCATCGGACCGCCTGGGGGACTGCCACTGTACGACTCGGCGAGCGCCTCCGACAAGGAGCACTTCTACATCGGGCCCTCGGGTGGGGGCAATTTCGGCGACGGCTTGCCGACCTACGAGATCTGCTGATGAGCATCCCCGTTTACATCCGCCTGAGCGACGCGCAGACCGCCTTCAAGTACGAGTTCGGCCAGGACGACATGCGCCAGTTGCGCGACAACCAGGACAGCTTCGACGGGCGCATCCTGCAGATCCTCGCGCAGAGCAAGAACGCGATCGTCGACGACTTCCTGTCCGGTGACCTGGGCGATGCCTCCGAGACAAGCTTCGATGACGGCCTGTACTTCCAGCTCGGGGCAGCGGGGACCTCGGTGGGAATGGTCCCGAGCACCGGCGCCCACGTGCAGCGGATCAACAGCGTCAACTCGGCCACGCTGCGCGGGCTCGCCGTCAAGAGCCAGAAGATGTCCTTCCGACTGAACCAGGACATGGCTGCCTTCCTCGAGGTGCGCCACCAGGACATCGGCGCCGCCGCGCCCGACAATCTGCTCATCGGGTTCAGCGACCAGAAGAGCGCGACGGATGAGACGGACTGCATCGCCTTCCTCAAAGGGTCCACCGCCGGGAAGTACCGCTTCCGCGTGGCCTCGGGCGGCGTCCAGACCGAGACCGACAACATCGGCAACCGCGCCACCTGGCAGAAGCTCCGCATCGAGCTGCTCCGCAGCGGCGGCGGCTCCACGCTGCAGGTCCGCGCTTTCATCGACGGGGCTGAGATCAGCGGTTCGCCGTTCACGACGCACATCCCGACCAGCGTGGCGATGCGCCTCCTCTGGGCTGCGCAGTGCCCGGCGTCGGGCACGACGGACATCCAGATCGACCGATGGGAGATGCGGTGGACCGCCGTGCCGGTGAACTCGTGAGAGGTTCCGAGACGCCGGCAACCTGCTAGCCTGACCGCAGGACGGAGCGCCCTCCTTGGGGACGAGGAGCGCGCAGGGAAACGGGGAAGAAGAAGGGCCTGTGGGGGCCCACACCTCCATGGGCCCTTTTTCTATTCGGGCGGGGAGCGGGGCGATGCGATCGATTCGAAAGGTCCTTACCTGGGGCAGTCTCGGTCTCGCCGCTGGCTTGGCGCTGATAGCCCTGGTCGTCCCGCGCGAGCTCTCGGCTGCGGGATACACCATCACCGAGACCATCCTGCAGGGGCGGCAGTGGGTCTACTCGACGGTGCAGACGTTCTCCGCGGGAATCAGCGCACCGTCCAATCGCATCCCCGGCTCGACCTCCTATACCAACAGCGGCGCCGCGCAGCTCCTGCAGTTCCAGGCCGATTTCACGATAGCGGACACGATCGGCGCCCCGACCGGAGGGACGACGGGGGGGTTCGGCAGCTGCACCAACGCCACGTCGGAGAGCTATCGAATCGCGGTGAGCTTCCTTAACCCGAGCGGAGAGACCGCGATCGGTGGCGTGCTTCCATTCACGACGAGCGGCACGGGGAAGCAGATCCAGAACATCAACCGGCCCACGGCCCCAGCGCTCGCGACGCACTGGCGCTTCTGGTACGCCAAGAACAGCGAGACCTTCGGCGTCTGGCGCGCCTGCAACACCACGAGCGCCGGGTCGGGAGGAACGTCGACCAAGCCCTACTTCGCCGTCGGCTCCACCGTCGGAGCCTGCGCCTGCGCGGTCGGCGCGGTCGGTCCGCCCGCGAACACCACCGGACCGTTCACCTTCGCCGACGTGCGCGACGGTGAGATGCGATTTTTCCCTGGCAGCACGACGGTCGCGGAAGGGACCACGAGCCCGGTCCTCACTTCCAGCGTCGGCCTCGACCGCCTCTACGTGCGCGGACCGACGGCGCAGGTCTCCTTCGACGGCGGCGCCACGACGCAGACGCTCCTGACGAACACGGCCGCGACGCTGACGACGGGCACACGCCTCTACCTCGACGGCGGCGCGAATACCTACCTCGTCTGGGACGCCGCGACGCAGCAAGTGCAGGTCGTGACGGGCAACGTCGTCAGGGGACGTATCACCTCCACGGGCGTCGCTCCCGGGGACTGCGACCTCGACGTGTACGGCCTCGGGAAGGGGGAGCAGTGCTACGAGCCGACGAGCGGGATCACGTGGATACGAGACGAGCGCGGCGTGCACCAGGTAGGCTCGTGAAGCGGGCCCTCCTCTTTCTCGCGCTGCTCGTAGCCCCGACGCTCGCGGCTGCGCAGTGCACCTCGAAGGCGGCGTGCGCGACCGCGCCCTGCGGATGGTCGACCGGCTTCGACAACGGCACGGGCTGCACCGCGCCGCCCGACACCGCCGAGCCGTGGACCATCAGCGCGGGGCACACGGTCGTCGTCGACGCGGACGGCACGAGCGGCGGGCAGGGAACGCTCAACGGCACCCTCCTGTGCGGCGCCGACTACGCGACGCCCGACGCGCAGGGCTTCGTCGACTTCACGCTCAAGACGACGGCGGCGCAGAACATCGTCACGGGCACCGGCGTGTTCCGCGCTCGCAAGGGCTGCCGGATCAACCACGACAGCACGTCGGGGCTGCCGACGTGGGCGCCCACCACCGGCTTCGTCCTCGACGTCCAGGGCGAGGTCACCTACGCGACGGTCGCCAGCGCCACGCTCACGCTGGCCAAGTCCGCGGTCTGCGGACCCGGGGCCAACGGCGTCAACGGCAACGGCGACGAGTGGGCGCTCACGTTCTCGGGCGGCGTGGAGGCGCACGCGCAGCTCGGGCGCCCGATCTACTTCCTCGACGGCGGATGGCGCGCCCGGGAGTACGAGATCATGCGGATCGCCGGGAGCACGGTCACCGTCTGCGCCGGGCTGCCGGACGCGGTCTACCCGGCGGTGGCCTGCGACGGCGCGAACCGCTCGAGCTGCGGCGAGCGCTTCCGCGGTCACGTCGCGGTGGGCGCCTTCCCGGACGGCACGCCGTCGGCTCCCGCGGGCGCGCGGCACAGCGTCCCGACGGACATGCAGCCCGCCACCGCGCAGGGCGAGTGCACCGGGGACGGCGCGCCGGACCCGTACTGCACCGGGGCCAACGCCAAGGAGATCACCGCGACCGTGACCCCGGCGGCCGGTGATCATGTCGCCATCATTCAGGACGTCTGGATCATGCAGTCGGCCGGCACGGCCGGCTTCGTGTTCAACCTCGGGTTCGCCAGCCCGATGCCGTTCTTGACGTCTGTGAACATCCAGGGTGGCGGCAGCGCCGCACCTCAGTACGTGATGCTCATGGAGTCGTCCAGCAGCGCGGTCGGCAACGACGTGCGCTTCGTCAACGTCGGCAACAGCTACGGCGGCATCCACGTCGGCGGCTTCAGGGGGGCGAGCGCGTCTCGCCCGATGCGGTACTCGAACAACGTCTGCCACGACATGAGCGGGGTGGGCGTGCAGAACGGCGGGTGCTTCGAGATCCTCGGGCGCTCCTCGCCCGCCCGCCCGATCGACGACGTGTGGTTCACCGACAACGACCTCTACAGGACGACGGGCAACGCGCTGCAGTTCAACGCGCAGGGCCAGCAGGCCGACCCGAGCCACCGTAACAAGGTGCAGCGGAACCGCGTCCACGAGGGCTGCACCAACACGGGCTCAGAGTGCAACGGCCTCGAGGTCGCCGCGGCGATCGGCGCGGACGTCTCCTACAACGCGATCAACGACTTCGACCCGGTGGACCACACCTCTGCGAGCTGTCTGCGCGTCATCCCCGACATCGAGAGCGTCGGCCTCAACTCGGCGGTGCACCACAACTGGGCGGTGAACTGCCAGGCCAACGCGCTGATCGCCGGCGTCGGAAGTAACGGCGGCGGGCGCGTCGTCGGGACGACGGCCAACTACTTCGCCAACACCGGGGCGGCGGTGATCTCCGGGGGCAGGGCCTACGGGAACGTCCTACGCAACGCCGGCCTCACGGCCACGGCCACGGTGTTCAACGGCGCGAGGTACAGCGCAGGGAACATGGTGATCGGGAACGACGAACTGCAGCGCCTCTCGGCCTCGTGCAACGCGCGCATCTGCTCGTCCGTGGGGATCTCGCAGAACGGCACCGACAACCCGTCCGCGAGCGTCGAGCCGTGCGTGATCACCGACACGGTGGTCGCTAACCTCGACGACACGACGGTCAACGCGGCCTACGTCTGGCCGAACTCCAGCACTCTCCCGATGAACGCGACGGTCGGTCACGTCACCTGCGATGGCATCGGCTCCGGCGCCGTGCCCTGCGTCACCGCCGACTCATGGACTCCGAGCGCGCCGATGACCTTCACGGTCTCGGATGTCGCGGCCTTCGACACGAACGGCGGGGCGACCATCCACTGCACGGCCGACGCCAACCGGACGGACGTGCTCGGCACCTACTTCTCGGCGAACGCCTTCCCCGCGTCGCTGTCGTCCGGCCTCGCGGCAGGGTGCGATTCCGTCGGAACCGCAGCGACGGGGACCAGCACCCCGGCGGTGGACAAGAACGGCCTCGACTACGCGATCCCGATCGGCCTTGCCGCGCTGACCGGAGGCGCCTCGCCGTCCGGGTCCTCTCTCGGGTCACGCGGGTTCTATTTCGACGTCGACGCGATCACTTCGGTGTGGCCCGGCCTGCCGTTCTATGACAGCGCGGGCAGCACGGGGCGGCCGCCGTTCCCCAAGAACTTCTGCAACGTCATCGGGGACGGCGTGAACATCGACTGCCGCGACACGGACGGGGACGGCATCATGGACTTCCTCGACAACTGCCCGCGCAAGTTCAACCCTTCGCAGTATGACGGCGATGGCGATGGGATCGGCTGCGCCTGCGAGACCTCGGGAGACGCCTGCCCTTGATCTTCGCGCTCCTCGCCTTCGCGCTCCTGTGGAATCCCGTCGCAGCCGATTGCCATGGCGCGCCGCTCGTGGACCTCGACCATTACGAGGTGACCGTCGAGCGGGGCTCGATGCAGTTCACCCCGACCTGTCCGCTTGACCCGGACGGCCTGCCGCAGCGCTGTGCCGTGTGGACGCCGGTCACGGTGGCGACGCAGTTGATGACGCTGCCGGTGGCCGAGCCGGCGGTTGGCGAGGTCGTGGCCTGGGACGAGCGCTGGCTGTTCGCCGTGGACATGGCGTGGAACGCCAGCGGTGAGGACTGCCCATGAAGCGATGGCGCGGCTTGAACGCTCAGCGGGTCGGCTCCGGACCCGTCCTGCGGAGACTGACCGTCTGCGAGGTCCTCTTCGCCTTCGGCCTGCTGGCGATCATCATCGGCGGGCTGCTCGCGCTCGGCTGTGGCCGCGGCGGGAACGCCCACGGCTATGGCTCGAGCTTGCCAGCCTGCCCGACCGTGATGCCGGCGGTCACGGAGGAGGGTTGCCCCGCGCTCGGCCAGCTCTGCGTCGAGTTCTCCACCGGGCTGCACCCGAAGGCCTATAAGCCGGCCCCGCATGGCGAACCGCGCGTCTGCTGCGACGCCGCCGGCGAGTGCTTCTACGGCTGCCCGGTCCCCTCGGGGCCCTCTCGATGACGCCGCTCGGGGACCTCATCGCCGCGCAGCACGCTGACCTGGTGCAGTCCGCCGGCTTCGACACCCGCTGCCTGCTCCACGCGCTGGCCGACGTCGAATCGAGCCAAGGCGCGCGCCGCCTCGCATCACGTCACGAGAAGGGCTACTGCTACGGCTCCACGCTCTACCGCGGGCCGAACGGCGGCGATCTGCGCGAGCTCAGCGAGACCTGGGGCTGCCTCGCCCACTCGTCCTTCGGCACCTGGCAGATCATGTTCATCGGCGCGCACGAGATGGGCTTCGCGGGTGACCCGATCGAGCTGCGCGAGGACGCCGTCTCGCTCCCGGTCGTGATCACCTTCATCAACCGCCGGATCCTGAACCGCTACCAGCGGCTGACCGTGCGCGCCTTCGCGGACGCCTACAACAGCGGATCGCCAAACGATGACGTCGTGCCGCAGACATACATGGACGACTTCGAGGCCTCCTACAACAAGTGGAAGCGCGCGCTCGACCCGGCGACGGTGCTCAAGGCGTGAGGCACGCGCTGGCGTCGCTCGCTCTCATCGCGATCGTCTTCATCTGGCCGCCACCCTCCTGTCCGGTGGATTACATGGTGCTGGAGTTCCGCTGCCTGACCGGGAATCCGAACCTCATCTGCACCTCCAATTACGCTATCTACCCGCCTGACACGGGGTACTCGTACGACGCCTTCGAGTACGTCGGCGCAGGGGTGTGGTGGTTCGTGACGCCGTTCGATGCCGCGGGCCAGCCGGTGGTTGACCCTTCGTGCCAGCCGTCGGGAGTGACGGCAGACGGACGATCGTGGGAGGGGCTGTGAGCCATCCGTTTCAGAACGGCACACGCAAAGCGGCGATGTGGGTCGGCATCGCCGGAGGCATCTGCGTGCTCCTGACCTCCGTCGGATCGTTCTACGCAGGCTGGAGCCGCAAGATCGGGGACGCCGTCATCATGCAGCGCATGGTGAACGCCGACGACGAGACGCTGCGGCAGATCGTTCCCAAGGTGGAGTCATGCCACACGAACAATGACCGGCAGGACGGGGCGATCAATCAGAGCGCGCTCGACAACCAACGGCAGGACGCCGCCATTCTTGCCCTGACGCAACAGGTGAGCAACCTCGCCGGGATCGTCCAGCTCGACGTGCAATCGCGCATGAAGGCTGGGGAGATTCAGCGGTGATCGGCTTTCTGTTGCGCCCCGTCCTGTCCATCGAGGAGGTCCGCTGATGTGGGACGACGTCGTCAGCAAGCTGCTCCCGGGCATCGTGGATGTCCTGAATCAATACTCCCGGGGCGTCGTGATCGCGGCCGTCGTCTCCGTCGCGATCTACTTCCTGCTGGAGTGGACGATCGGTCCTTTCCTGCTCCTGCCGGGGCTGAAGCGGCTGGCACCAGTGGTGCGGGCCACGCGGCCCCTGGTGGCGTTCCTGCTATCCGGAGGCGCCCTGTTCCATCTGCACACCACGGGCCGGGTCGATTTCGGTGCCGGGCCCGGCGGCTGGGAGCTGGCCTTCATCTACGCCGCGGTCGGGGGCGCCGGGGTGCCGTTCCTGGCCGACTTCATCGAGCGGCATGCGCCGCACCTGACGGTGGCTGGGGTCGCGGAGGCCGTCAAAAACAGGGCTGACGCCGCGCAGGCGGGTCCAGGCGGGGACGGAGGGGCCGGCGCGTGACCTGGCTCGTCGCCGCGTGGGAACGCCTCCCGGCGAAAGTCCGCGTCGCACTGGCGGGCATCCTGGCGCTCGTCGCCGCCGGCTTCGCGCTCTTCTTCGGCGGGAAGCGGCGCGGACGCGAGGAGGGAACGGCGGATGCCCACGTCGAGGCGGCGAAGGCCGACGCGGCCGCGGTCCGGAAGATGGCCGCGGACGGCGACGACGCCGGGGTGCAGAAGGCGCTGGCTGACGCGACGGAGAAGGCAAAGAGGCAGAGCCGGTGAGACGTGTGACATCTGTAACACGTGTGACAGGGCTCGCCCTGGCCCTGCTGGCGCTCCCCGCGCTCGCCGCCGATCCGAAGCCCGACTGCTCGGCGCGCGTCGATTGGTGTAGACCAGGCTTCGTGTGCGTGCCCACCGCGTGCGCCGCGGAGTCAGCCGCTCAGCTCGAGCTGCTGGCTGCTGAGACTGAGAGTCTCCGCACGCGGCGAGCGCGCCGCTGGAACTGCACGCTGGGACCCGGCGCCGGCGTCATCCTCCAGAGCGACGCGAGCAAGGTCACCTTCGATGCCGCGCCGATCGTCGGCGGGCTGGTGTGCGGGTGGACGTTCTGACGGCCCTCGACTGGCTCCTGAACCTGTTCGGCAGGCCAACCCAGGCAGCGCGGATCCGCTTCATCATCGGCCCCGTCTCTTTGAAGGCGGCGCCACAAGGAGACGAAATGCTCATCCTCACCGACGAACAGAAGGTCGCCCTCTCGATCCAGCCGGTCACCGCCGCGGGAAACCCGGCCAAGGTGGACGGCGTCCCGACCTGGTCGGTCTCGGACCCGTCGATCCTCGCGCTCATCGTGGCCGATGACGGCCTCTCGGCCGAAGCGGTGACCGCCGGGCCGCTGGGCCCCTGCCAGGTCTCCGTGAGCTGCGACGCCGACCTCGGGGCTGGGGTGCGCACCATCAGCGGGACGCTCGACGTCACGGTGCAGGCGGCCGAAGCGGTGTCGGTCGGCATCGCGGCCGGTGCGCCGGAGACGAAGTGATCACCCTCCCCGACACCTTCGTCGCGTTTTGCTGATTCGGGGCGGCGTGGTTCCTCGCGGGCGGCCTGTGGACCCTCGGGGCGCGCGTCGTCAACCGGCTCATCGGGTAGACCTCCTCGCACGGTCGAGCCCCGGCGACCGAAGTAGGTCCGGGGCGCGCTCCGCAAATAATCCTTGACCCGCGCGCACTTTCTGGCCCATGCTCCTAGGAAATATCCGGGGAAGCCATGCCAGACGTGCCTTTCGAGGAAGTCTCCCGCCAGTACCTCGCCCACTATTCGATCTACTCCGACGACCGAAAGACGATGCGGCTCCGGCTGCGCGTTCTCGGGCGCCACTTTGTCGGCATGACGCTGGAGCAGATCGACCAGCAGGCGATCGAGAAGATGATCGCGGCCCGGCTCGCGGAAGGGGTGGCCCACAGTACGGTCAATCGGGCGCGCGCCGCGCTCTCGGCGATCTTCACCTGGGCGATCGAGCGCGGGATCTTCGTCGGGCCCAACCCGGTGAAGCGGGTGCGGAAGTTCCGCGAGGGCCCGGGGCGGCTTCGCTACCTGACGCCGGCGGAAGCCGACCGGCTCATGCTCGCGGCGCCGGCGCACCTGCAGGGCATCATCGCCGTTGCCCTCCACGCCGGCGCGCGCCTCCGCGAGATCCTGACGCTGACGTGGGCCGATGTCGATCTCACCGCGCGCGTCGTCACCTTCCGGCGCGAGACCACGAAGAGCCGAAAGACCCGGACGGTCCCGATGTCGCCGGCGTTGCATGTAGCGCTCTCGGCTCTGCGCCGCGGCCGTCCGGACCAGCTCGTGTTCACCTGGAACGAACGCCCGCTCCGGTCGATCCGGACCGCCTTCGAGAACGCCTGCAAGAAGGCCGGTCTCGAAGAGATCGTGTTCCACACGCTACGGCACACCTTCGGCTCATGGGCGACCATGAATGGGCTGGATCTGCGGCGGCTGCAGAAGTACCTCGGGCACTCGTCCATCTCGCAGACGGAGATCTACAGCCACCTGTCGCCTGAATTCATGGCCGCGGGAGCGCGCTTTTTTGGACCTCCCGGCCGCGGCGAGAAGGACGAACGAGGGGGGACTTGACAACGCGCGGGACTGAGCGCATCTTCCGCACCGTAAGCCTGCTAGAGGTGAATGACGATGATGCGATCCCGATCAACAACTTGTGCTCCCCGGCGGGCAGACACCCTAGCAGGCGCCTCCCCGTTCGCGATCGTCACAGATCGCCGGGGGGCAACCCTTCTTCCTTCGCGTTCCACGCGGGGAGTTTCCGATCAGGCGAGTCCCGAGCGCCGGACTGAGCGACGCGTGAGTCCCGTGCGTCTACCAGTTTCGCCACTCCGGCGGCGGTCTGATCGAGAACTCTACTCAGCGAGGGATGCGAACAGCAATACCCGCGCGTGACGGCAAACCATCGCGCGCGCGGGACATCCGGTCCGTCGTGTCCGGATTCGATCCTCGCCGCCAGCGCGACCGGAACGCACTTCCCCCCCAGCGCTGGTCGTAGTTCCCGCCGCAGTTCGGACGGCGATGGCCCGGAGTCTGGCCCGGGGTGGCTCCCACGACCAGGCTCCGGGCTGAGCGGCGGCGGCAGACGACGTTCGCAGTCCCTCACCGAAGAGCGTCCGCCGGAGCGCGTCATCCGGCAATCTGGCGCGGCGAGTACCAGTTTCACGATCGATTCGCTGACAGAAGCCGCCGCGCCGCTGGTGTTCTGTCCCTCGACGCCCGACCGGTGCCCGGGCTGCGAGTACTGCGAGGACGCCTTCCACGGCGGCCGCAACCCGCTCGTCCCGCACGACCACCGCTGCATCGAATGCGGCTGCGAGATGGTCTGCGACCCCGGCTCGGAGGTCTGTCGCTGGACTCCGGACGAGAAGGGCTTCTGCGATGCCTGCAAGGTGGCCGCATGTTGATCTGGACGGATCCGCCCCGGCCGAAGCAGTCGGTGCGCGGGCTGGCCGTCGCCCCGCGGTGGACGGTCCCCGAGCAGCGCATCCCCCGCTGGCTGCCGCTCCTCGAACTCGCCGTGCTGGGCATCGTCGGCCTCGGAGGCGGGTGGATTCTCCTGCGCGCGCTCGATGTGGCGCTGTGGATGGCGCGGTGATCCGGATCCGCCACTGCGATGACTGCAAGACCGCTCATTGCCTGCAGGAGCCGGGCGACGAAAGCGACATTCCCGTTCAAGGCCCCGCGTTCCGCTGCCGCATCTGCGACAGCCAGGAGCGCCTCGACGTCCCGAACTGGCACCCCGCCCGCCGCTATGGCCCCCGCCCGCGGACGCTGACCCTGCGCGTCTGGCGCGGCAACCTCCTGCGCGTGGCGCAGGTCGACGACCGGATCTGCTCCGCCTGCTGCGAGCGGTTCCGGAAGCCGATGCAGGGGGCGAAGACCTACCACAACCACAACCGACCAACCACCAAGGAGAACGGCCCATGTCCAGAGACGCAGCAGTCGAACGCGAAGATCCACCCGAGCTCGTAGACATTCCCGACGCGCTCGCCCCGTGGCGCGCCACCGATGTTGACCCGGTCGTCGAGCTCGCCAAGTTCGAGGCGGCCGTCGATCTGCAGCGGAAGCTCCTACCGGCGTCGATCAAGGCGACCCGGCCCGAGGACTGGGTCGACCAGGGCGGGAAGGCGTACCTGCAGGCGACCGGCGTCGAGCGCCTGGCGCCGCTGTGGGGTCTCGTCTTCGGGAAGTACACCGTCGAGCGCGAGGACCATGGCGACGGCTCGTACTCCTACGTCGTGCGCGGCCCGATCATGAGCCGGCGCACCGGTGTGATCTACGGCGAGGTCGTGGGCGGGCGCTCCTCGAGCGACCCCTTCTTCGACGAGTTCGACGAGCGCAAGCCGGACGGGCTTCGAGATCTCACTCCCGGCGAGCAACAGGCATGGAAGCGCGCCCACAGAGTTCCACCGGACCCGCTGGAGGTTCGAAAGGCGGCGGTGACGAACTGGACCACCCGGGGCGCTTCCATGCTCGCGGGGATGCGCGGGCTGACGGTTGCCTACCTCGAAGACTGCGGCGTCAAGGGAATCAGCCGCGTCGAGTACGGCACCGGGCAGAAGGGTGGGGCGACGGCGCCCGCCGATCTGAAGGCCCGCCGCACCGCGTTCTGGAACGACCTGATCCGCCGCGCCGGCGGTGAAGTCGAGATGGCGAAGCAGGCGCTCAAGGACGTCACGAAGTACGACGCCTATACGAAGAAGGACGGGGCCGAAATGCGCGGGTTCGCCGGCGCCACATCGGTCGATTCCCTGAGCGACCGCGCGCTCGACATCGCCGAGAAGAAGATCAAGGAGCACCCGGCGCTGGGCGACGCGAAGAAGTCCGCGATGCGCGAGCCGGGCGAGGAGGGATAGATGGACTCCTCGACCGCACCCACCCCGAAGCCCGAGCGCGACCCGCTGCACTCCCTGATGAACGCGTGGGAAGGCGACCTCCTGCGCGGCAAGAAGACCGAACGCGGCTCGACGCCCTACCGCCCCGCGAACGTCTACGCATCGAAGCGCCGCCGCTGCGTCCGGGCGATGGCCCTCGACATGATGCACCCCGAGGACGACCCGTTCGACCAGGCGATCCAGTTCGAGCGGATGACGCAGGGAGTCGAGTCCGAGAACGCCATGATCGCCCGGTTGCACCGCGTCGGGCAGTTCTCCGACCCTCCCTTCACCATCGCCGAGCAGCAGCACCGGTTCGAGGTGAAGGACCGGGACAGCACAATCGTCATCACCGGCAAGATGGACGGCCGGCTCCGCTTCGGCGAGGGCGGCGCGCGGCCGCCGTTCGAGATCAAGAGCGGACGGACCTACGAAGGCTGCGAGACGATCGAGGACTTCGGCCGGAACCCGTGGGCCGGTGCTGCGATCGACCAGCTGCTCGCCTACCTGTACGCCGACGACTCCCGCAACCATCCGAGCGGCAACCCGTGGGGCTTCATCCTGATCCGCCGGCAGTCGAAGCTCCCGTGGGCGGTCCGGATCAACCTGATGGACCACCTCGATCGCGTCGAGCGGTTCATCCAGGACGCGCGCGCCGCGGTGGACGCCCGGCACAACCGCGGGCCGCTTCCCGACTTCATCGGTGACCCGGCCGAGTGCCGGCGCTGCCCGCACATGGGAAAGTCCTGCGACCCGCCGATGGACTACGGCAAGGGGATCTCGGTCATCGCCGAGCCGGAAGCGATCGAGGCGGCCGAGTCGCGCGCACGCAACCGAGCGGCGCACGAGGAGTACGAAGCCGCCGACCGCTACCTCAAGGACCGCTTCCGCGGCATCGAGGCGGGGATCGTCGGGGACTTCCGGCTCACCGGGAAGTGGCAGCCGGACACGAAGTACGACGTGCCGAAGGAAATCAAACAGGCGTATGCCCGCACGGTCGAGAAGGGGAAGTTCTTCCTGACCATCGAGAGGATCGCGTCGTGAGGCCCGCCACGTTCAAGGCGCTGCACCTCGCGCAACGGAAGGTCCTCCGGGCACTCCGCGGCATCGGCCCCGAGGACCAGGTCAAGGTACTGGAGGCGACGCTAGAGGAGATCAACGGCGAGCCGGTCGTTCCAGCCGCGCCGCACCCGCAATGCCCGGCCACGATTGAAGGGCCGCCGCCAGGCCGCTGCGTCCTCTACGTCTCGCACTCCTGCGACCACACTTCGAGCCGGTCGCATGACCGGCCCCGTGCCCATCAAGGTCCGCCCCGAGCCCCCCGAGGTCGCGGTCATGCGCCGCCAGGTCGAGGGGCTCGTCGGCCAGGCGCAGGCGCACCGCATCACCGAC